AAGGCGTTAATGGGGCTGATGGCATCACGCGGGCCGCGTTCCCTGTACTTCAATCCAGAGGACAACGCGACGTATGTATATGCGATTGCCGATGCCATGCTGAAAGCGAGAGTGGAATCATGAGCCTACGACAAGCAGCAGAGATGGCGTTAGAGGCGCTGGAAGGTGTAGCGCAGCGGGTTGAGAAGCGCCCCAACCTGCATCCATGGGATGCGTGGCAGCGAGTTGAGCCTGCAATTACCGCCCTCCGCGCCGCACTCGCGGAAACGGAAGAGCCGGTGGCGTGGGGTTATGAAACCGCGACGGGGCTCCGCCTTATTCACTGGCTGGACCGGTGTGACACTAGGCAGCTTCAGAATGACCAAGAAGCGGCGCGCCTATACCCAACGGGACATCGAGTGTGGCCCCTCTACGCCCACCCGCCCCGCCGGGAGCCGCTGACGATGGAGCAACTTGCGGAAATCATCGAGCGCGGCGACGTGGCAGAACGCAGGGAAGATGGCACTGGTTGGTATGTGCTGCCGTACAGTTTGGCCCGCGCTATCGAGCGAGCGCACGGGATTGGGGGTGACGAGTGAGCAAGCTGATTAGCGAACTTCTTGGGTTTCTTTTGCGCGCCTTCCTCTTGGCGTTCATGTTGTTCTATCTGTCCTTCGCCGTGTTCTACGGTGCCCGTTTGGCACTGAAAGACGCCGAGCCTCTTCAAGTCACGATAGGCGACAACATCATAAAGGATTCGATCTTCAACGCCTCCGCAGAGCAGCCGGGGCTTGTTGTAGGGGGTGACGAGTGAGTCCGAGAGAAGTGATAGCGAAAGCCATATACGACGCCGACTATATCGCCCCCGACTCCGAGGATTTCAAAGTTTATTATTTCAAATTGGCCGACGCCGTGATCGACGCACTGGAGAAGATGGAGGTGACTGAAACGATGTCATTTGCAGCCACCGAATACTGGAACCCGGGCGACGTGAAGCGAATGCGGACATCTGATGCGTGGAGTATTTGGCGCGCAATGGTCGGAGCGATGCGGGATGAGTGACCGTTGCCGGCATCACAAGAACTGGGTGGTCGGCCTTATGTGCTGGTGCTACGAGTGCGGGGCTATTCGCAAGCTGCGATATGTCACGGGGCATTATGGTTCGCACATTGAGGCCGCATCCGGCTGGATAAAGCCCGTGGGCAAGGGTGGCGAAAATCCGTATGAGAAATGGAGCGATGCGGGATGAGTGAGTCAATCGTCGGCAAGGACTATTTAACCCGCACCGAGGCCGCCTTGTACGCCTGCATGAGCCTCCGGCATTGGGACGCCATGAGCCGGCTGTACGGCATCCGGGGTATCCCATGGGCGGGGAAACTGGTTTACCGTAAGGCCGACATTCAGCGGGCTATCGAGCGGGCAGCCAGTGGCGACAATCCGAAAACGGGGCAATTCGTGGGTGCTTCAGTGGTGCGAAAACGGGCATCAGTACAAGCGCAGCCTCGGGAAAATCACGAGGATAGAAGCCGACCGGCTGCGGAAGCTCAAGGCTGACGAACTGCTGCGCGCCCGGTATTCGGGCGTCGCCTCCCTCCCCCAGGCATCGAGCCTAGTCCCCACCCTTGCCGAATTCGCTCGCGAAACCTACCTGCCTTGGAGAGGCGCGGAATACCCGTCCACCCAAGACGGGGAGGAAAGGCGCTGGATTGCCCAACTGGTGCCGAATTTCGGGCACCTCCAGCTGGACAGAATCAGCCTGACTGCCGTCGAAAACTGGAAGGCCCGCCGGCTAGGCGAGGTGAAGGCCGCCACCGTCACCAAGGAACTCCGCAGCCTCATGGCTGCTCTTAATCGGGCGGTAACGTTGAGGCTGATTCCCGCCAATCCCCTGCGAGGAATCCGCGCCCCCAAGGATTTGGAATCCCGCCCACCCCGCTGGTACACCGCCGGGGAACTGGAACGGCTGTATCGGCACAGCCAGCACCTGCCCGGCGACGAACAATCCAAGGGGCTCCCGCCGAACGGCTTCCCCAATTGGGCGCCTGTCTGGCGACTGATGGCGAATACCGGCCTGCGGCGGACTGAGGCCCTGCAACTGAAATGGGCCGACGTGGGCGATTCCTTGCGGGTTCTTTCCAGCGAGGAAGCCCGCACCAAGTCCGGGAAATGGCGGCACATACCCGTGAACGCCGGCGCGCAGGAGGCCCTACAGGCCCTCCGGGCCATAACTGGAACGAAGCCCCACGTAGTGCCGCAAATCCATCCAGACGCCCTCACGGCGCGGTTTAGCCGGCACCTCGAGCGGGCGGGCCTGGACGGCTCGCTGCATTGCCTCAGGCATACCTTCTGCGCCCAGTTGGTGAGCGCGGGCGTACCGCTGAGAACGGTTCAGATACTGGCGGGGCATGCGTCCATTACCACCACCGAACGCTACGCCCACCTATCGCCAGAACACGTCACCAACGCGGTGCGCGTCTTGCGGCTATAGGACAGTTACAGGACAGGCGTCTGGAAAACCCTTAGGAATCAATGCGGGTCAAGCCCCTCCTAAGGGCCAGATGTAGGTTCGATTCCTACTGGCGAGGCCAATAAAATCAATTGCTTAGTTTTGGCGACTTGCGAGGGTAGGCACAGTAAGGCATGGGGTGCGGCGAAGAAAAAGGACAGAAAAAGGACACTACTCCACCTCCCTAATTTCCAGACCCCCAATCAGATACCCGCAATTAAGACACTCAACCTCCCCGTCACGCCACAACCTGAAAATCCCCGACCCGCAGGCGCAGGCGTACATTTCATGTCGCTTGCGCTTTTCGCGCTCGGCGTCTAGGTCTATGGGTTCACTCACGTTTGAGTATCTTCGGCAGCTTGTCGTCGAAAATGACATAGTTCGACAGCCCTTGTCCGCCGCCACGATATTCTCCCGCCGGATAGCGGATGCCGGGGATTCCAAGGGCGTGCAAGTATTCAGATGCTGCGCTTTCTGAGCCGGTTTTAAGGGACGCCCAGTTATACAAATCCCAGCCCGCCTTCTCCTTCCCCATGTGCGCCAGCTCCGCCTCGATTTCAGATGGGGAAAAGCTGCCCCACCGTGATTTTGCGTCCTCCTTCATTGCATCAAAAGCCGCTTTTATTTCCGGCGCTTGCTTGTCAAGGGGCTTTTCCCAATCAAGCATTTTTGCGACGGCATCATCCGGGATTTCTAGGGTGTAAGCGTATGGGCCGCCAGTTTCGCTTACGGCCGGGTGCTTCTTGAATTCTTCGTAATATGCCCCGCCCTTGCCGCTAACGGCTGGTGATTCCGCCGCATATATCCCGTGCCCATATGCCTGCATCCCCTCGCCCTTCCCCACTTTTTTCATATCGAACGCGTCAAACTTGAACGGGGATGCGTGAAACACGGTCGCCAGTGACGGTATAAACGGCAACGCACCCAACGCCGACAGCGCAAAGTTTCCGGGCGTCCTGCTTTCCGGGTCGTCGTAGTACATCAGCGCATCCGACATCAGGCCGGTAGCGTCTCCCAAGCCCGGAACCACACTTGTAGCGCCTAGGAGGCCACGCAGCGGGTTCCCCGGGGCCTTGGCTGCCGGTGGTGCCAGTAATCCCCCAGGCGCGCCTACGGAGCCTACAGGGGCGTTGTCGGCCATGGCTTGGAAGTTCGGGCCGGTTAAGTAATTCGTGCCGCGCTTTCGGAATGAGTCGAGCAGGCCCATGCCTACTTCCCCGCCATAGACGCAATGGCCTGCGTCTTGTCCTTGGACCCGCGCGATGAGCCGAACCAGAAATACAGCACCGCCATCAGACTGGCGTCCAGCGTGCCCAGCATGCGGACAATCATGTCGTGGCTTCCTTCAGGGACGGCTTGCGTGAACATCATGTATTGAATCGCGCCCCACACCAGCACCACCGAAAAGGTCAACACGGAAACCGTTGGGTCGCGGGTGGCCGTGAACATTGTCCGCGCGCCGGCCCGGTCGTTGGCTTCGATTTCTTCCAGTTTGATGCCGGCATTCACCAGCGTCGTCTTGAATTCGGAGTCAATGCGCTTGAGTTCGATCAACTGCTCCGGGCTTGCGCCGACCAGTACGGATTCCAATTCGTCGGGCGTGCCGTCTGGCTTCCCTAGAAACTTCTCCGACAGGACGCGCACAGCGGTGCCGGCTAACGGGCCTCCCAGTGCGCTGGCAATGGACGGCGCGACCGCCCGGACGATTTCCTTAAGTTTCATGCTTACCCCCTGTCACCTGACCGCCGCTTCTGTCTTTCGGCCGCTGACCGTTTCGCCCGCGTGTATTCGCTGATGGTCGACTCGAGGCTGTTGACCTCGTGGCAAATGGACGCCGCCTTTTCCTCGGCTTCCTGTTTCAGACGCTCCAGAAAGTCCCAGTCGACGCTAGGGAAAAACTTCAGTTTCACGGTTCCCTCAACGTGCGGGCTTCATATTCACCCGTCTGGTCCATTTGCAGGGCATAGCGAATGGCGCGCAGGGCCTTGGACACCTGTTCCAGTGCCGCGATTTTGTCCCGGTACAGTTGCAGGATTGCCGCCTTTTCCGCTCTTTCCACGGCGCGGTCCTTAATCAAAAACGCCACCCACGCGGCCAGCGCCAGAATCGCGAGGTTGTCTGTTTTGAGGAGCTCATCCACTACCCTAAATCCCGCAGTTCCTGTTCAGCGTCTTTGCCGTCCGCCGCGTCCCTGTACAAGCGTTTCATCAACATCGTGTCGATACGCTTGGCCGCCCGGATGATTTCGCCAAGTTGAGAGGCCGTCTCGGCGGCCTTCTTTCCATGCTCGCCCCAGGCCTCACTGAGATTGCAGATATGGGCGTCGACGCCGTGCCGCCAACGGGTCCATTCGGCAACCTCGCGCTCGCGTGTGATACGGGCGTCGTTCATCTCGCGCTGGATGGATTCAAGCACGCCGAGCAAATCTGCATGCGTGGGCTGGCTTGCTGGCTTTGCTACGGTTTCGGCGTCGCGGTCGATTTCAAAGTCCAATTTTGAGAGCCTCGCGGTTTCTTGTTGGTTATGCCCTGCCGTTGTGGCGAATTGAGTAATGGTTCCCGTCACCGAAACGCCCACCCCAGACACAGTCCGGCGCGAGGCTTTCCCAGTACTCCCCAAGCGGTTTGTGGTCCTCGCTCGAGTTCAGCCATTTGCCGTTTCTGAACAGGTTGAAATCCACCGCCAGCCGGTCGATATGCAGGGAATTGGCAATGCCCTTGCCGGCTTTGGCGTTCAGCGCCGCTTGCTCCGGGGTTCTCCACGCCTCGCCAAAGGACAGTTCGAACCCGTGGGCGTAGGCGTATTCAATCAAAAGCCCAACGAGGCGTGTGAACCGGCGTTGTTTCTGGCCTAGAGTTTCTGGCATTGGCGTGCTAGGGTTTCTGCATGGGACAAACGGAATCGTTTTTTTGGGCGTCTTTCCTGAAGCCGTTCATCGCGCTGTTTCTGTTTGTCGTCGCGGCCGTTGCTGGCCGCGCCGTCCTGTCGCTCATTCCGCCCGGGCGACTCAAGGACCTACTGCAAAAGCGAATAGGCCGTTGACCGGCCCAGCGTAGAAAGCGTCGGCTCGAGGCTGCGCTGCAACAGGTTTGGCTGACTTTTAAGGGATAGTTCAAGCAGCCGAGCGCCCTCGCGCTTGTTCAGCAAGCCATTGACGACGGCTTGCTTGATTTGCTGCTCCGGCATGGCGTTATAGGCAGCTTGCAGAATCCGAGCCGGCGCCATCATCGCTGGCACGAGCGTGCCTTCTACAAAATTCTCCGGCGCACCTAGTGGCCCAAGTATGCGGCGCACAAGATTCTGGCTGGCAAAATTCTGCGCCGTGTTTGATCCAACGGATTTGACGTTCTGCTCAAACTGCGCACGCCGGCCAAGGTCGCGCGCCACGTTATATGCAGTCCTCAGTTGGTCGGAGGTCAGCACATCTTTCAGGTCTCTTGACCGCAGGCCAGTTGCCTCCTTGACCGTTTGCCGACCGTTTTTCAGGGCTTTGAAAAACTGGTCAGGCGTGAGTCGGTCAACGCCATAGTCACGCGCTGCCGGCGCTAACTTATCTTTCAGCGCCCGGCCAACATCCATCTGGTTTACGGGCGCACTCATCTGCGCAAACAGTTTCTCAGCTTGCCCGTATTCCGGCGACGCCATGCGCATCTGATGGCCCAATGAATTTTTGATGGTCATCAGTTCGCGTTTGACGGTCGTGTTGGCCTCGTCTTTCAACAGGGCGTCGATATAGTCCAGCGACGACGCAATTTGTGACGGATTCTGCCGCACGACCCAGTCAGGCGTTTTGACGTACTGCTTGGCCGATTCAAGGGCCTCGGTGAACGCCTTTCCTTTGGTTTGCAGTTTGGACAATTCCCGGGCGGCGTCGTCGGCCGAGATAGCGCCGGAGCGCAGGCGGTGCATCACCGTGCGCGCCTCTTTCAACGCAGTGCTGCCAGGCGCCCCGGAATTGCGCCCCTGCAATGCGTCGTTCAGCACTTTCCATCCATCAGAGGCGCGCTGTTCCACCGGGTACTGCTCAAAAAGCGTTTCCCGAATCTGTTTGAGAGGGCGAGTGAGTGCCGGGTTGCCGGCTTTCTTGTCGACAATGCGGTCGATCAGCCTGACCGTGCGAGACGGGTCTACCAGTGCGTCGCTGTTTTCTGCGGCGGCGTACAGCGGGCGCGTAATCGTGCGCCGAGCGGCGATTGCCGCGTCTCTGGCGGCGGCGTCCTGTGCAATGTTTCCGATGGCATCGACAGCGGCCTGTCGGTTCGCCGCATTACGAGCGGCAAAAGTGCCGGCATACAGCGGGTCGGATGCCATTGTGTTTTGCAGCCTGGAAAGGCCGACATCCCGCGATGCCTCGGCCAGAGTCGGCGTCGAGCCGGGCACAAAGTCCACGGCATTCGCTGCGCGCCGCGCGGCGGCCACGGGGTCATCCGAGAACTGCTGCAATGCCCGCGCGGCAATGCGCTCCCGCCCACCTTCAGAAAACGGCTCGAACAGCGCCCGCGCCCCGCTGGCCGTGGAATTGAGCAATCGGCCGGCCAGCACGCCGCCGGCCCCGCCAACAGCACCAGCGCCGCTTGCCATCGCCCTTTCCCCGAGTGTCCCAGGCGTCAGTGCCGCGCCCTCCAGTGCGCCATACAAAGCAGCCCCGCCCAACGTATTGGCTGCGGGCAGCGCGGCGCTTACGGACGCCGGCAACAATGCAGACCCGGCAGCGCTGACTACGGGCGCTGCGGCGGCCAAAATGGCACCCGTGCCGAGGATGTTGCCCACCATGCCAGTGCCAGTGTCCATCAGGGCCGCGTCACGCTGGCGGGAATTTTCTACATCGTCCTGCGATACCAGCCCAAACGGCTGGCCAAGCGCGCGCCCCACGTCATAAAACGACTTGCCAGCCCCGGCCCGCAATCGGTCGATTGCGCCCATATCATCCACGGGCGTGCCGTACTCGCTGCCGTCGTACTTGGGGGCGCGCATTCTGCGGATTTCAGCCGCAAGGATGCGCGCGTCGTCCACGTTACCAGCGGCGTCCGCCTTTACCAGTGCGTCCTCAAGTTGCTTCAGCGTGGCCATTACTTGTATTTCTCCAGCAGCGAATCCACGTCGTTATTCGGCACGATTTCAGCGCCGCCCATAGCGGGGTTGCCGCCAATCCTTGCCACGCCGGGACCGGCCGCTACTTGCAGGCCCTCAATGGCCAATTTCCTGTTCTGCGCCTTCTGGGCGCGTAGCTCAGCGGAATCGCCCGGCATGTCAACGTAAAGTTGCTGTCCGGTCGCCCATTCCTCATTGGTGATGGCCGCGCCCGATTCCTTCCGCAGGACCGCCGCCACGAAATTTTTGCCTTGGTTGATGTACGCCTGCCCCTCACCGGACGCCATCCAATTAGTAAGCGCAGGGCCGGTCGCTAAACGGTCAAACGTGGCCTGCACGCCAGTCGGGTTGTAGTTGCTCGAGGAAAGCGCTGCGTCCATTTCTCGCGCTCGGTTGTAGAACATGGTTGCATTGCCCTGGCTTTCGTTCAGGGTCTCGTCTTTGTAACGATACCCAGCGTCGCGCGCCTGGTTCAGCGTCATTCCAATCGGCGGCGGCTTCCCGTCCGGGCCAATCATGCTGCGCGCTTCCGGCCCAGGAATCGGCTTGTCCGCCACCATGTTGTTAATAATGCTGGTGCTAGGCCGCTTGGCGTTCGCCATTGCAATTTGGTAGTCCATGAACGTGCCCTCAAAGCCTTCGGCCTTGGCGCGCTCGTAGTTCTCTTGCGTGGCGTTCAGTTTCGGTTGGCTGAATTGCTGCTCAAGCGACTTGCTGTAGGCCAACTCCGGGTTCACGCCATAAATCGCCTGCATTTCCGGCGGCTGCTGGGCAAGCCACGTCTGCAAGGCCGCCTGCTTTCTCTCCGCTTCCGCCTGCGCCAAGGCTTCCTGCTCGCGTTTTCGCATGGAATCTTCCATCTCATACTGCAAACGCTGGCGCTCCATTTCCGCACGCTGCTGCGCAATCTGGCTCTCGGCCTCGTTCTGCCGATACTGCCCGGCGGCAAACATGCCTTGGGCAATTCCGGCCATCGGGTTGATTGGCTGGTAGCTCTGCGTCGGCTGCATCAGCAGGCCAAGCCCCGCCATTCCAAGCGGGGAACCCATCAGGTTTTGAAAGTTGAGTAACGGCATTAGAAAAGCCCCAACAGTGAGCCGCCAAGGAGTCCGCCGCCTAGAATCTGCTGCCACATGGGCGTTTCATAGGTCGGGCGGGTGGACTGAGACTGCGAGCCATACCCGCCGCCAATGTTCGCCATGTAGCGATTGAGGGCGTCGTAGGGCCGTTCTTGGTTGAACTGGAAGCGCTTGATTTGGTCGTTGAGCATGGCCTGTGACTGCTGGTCGCGAATCTGCCCCGCATCCAAGACGTTGGACATCGCCCCAAAGTTCGCCTGCGCCATGTTCGGTGCAAACTGCGCCGCCTGCTGCTGCAAGGCGCGTTCGTTCGCGTAGTTGTTCCCGTAAATATTCGACGCCATACCGGAAAGGTTTCGGCCTAATGCGTCGTATGCAGAGCCGACGGCATTCTGGAACAAGCCACTACCCGTCCTGCCAGACATGCCGAATTTGGCAGAGACGCCCGGCAAGACGGATTCATTGAACTGCCGCGTAACGGCGTCCGCCGCATTCCCGTACATGCTGTCGAGGTAGGGATTGCTGTTGAGCATGCCCCCGCCGACGACGTTCTGAAAATACTGGTTGGCCTGATTCAACTGCGGGTTGTTCATCCCGTAGTTTTCGATTCCCGTCAGCGCCCGATTCGTCGTGGCAGAAAACGGCGCCACGGTCGAGTTCGGGAAATATTGCGGGCCGCCCTTATCAAACAGGTTCCGCGCCTGCTGGAATCCGTAGGTCAGGAATGGCTGCTGCGCCGTCCACGGCGCCGACATTGAGGTGACTGTTTCGGCCATTACAGGAAACTCCAATTGCCAGCCCCGGGCAGGGCGTTTGGTATTAACTCAGGCATCGACGGCATCGTGGCGTTGCCAATTGGCATAACGCCCGCCATGCCTGTCAGTTGGTTGGAAATGCCGCGGCGCGGCCGCATGAAAAGTTCAGGGTAGGGCGACTTGTTGTACGGGTTCACGCCCCAGGTGTTGGCAGAGGGCGAACCCATCAGGCCGCCGCCAGCCTCCGGTTCTCCACCAAGGAATCCGCCGATGGCGTTCATCGCGAGATTGCCCATCATGTTGTTGGCAACGCCGCCGAGTAAGCTGGTCGGGCTGGCGGCATTCTTGAGCGCGTCCATTGACGCCTCAAACACGCCCGGCGGCGTCTGCGTCGCGACCTGTACGGACTTGTCCACGATTGGCGCAAGCCCTCCGTAATTGGCGCCCTGCGCCGCTCGAGCCGCAATGTCGGCCGGCATGTACTGGTTGACGTTCCCGACCGCCGGAATGAGCGAGCCGTACAGGCCGCTCACCGTTCCGCCCCCCGGCACGCCCAGCACGTTCGTGGGCACGCCGAACTTGTTCAGCAGGCCGCCGCCGAAATAGCCACCGGCCGCGCCCAACAGGCCGCCGAGAACGCTTTTCGACCCAAGGCCGCCCGCCAGTCCGCCGGCCAATGCGCCGCCTATCGGGCCTCCCAGTACGCTGCCCGCGGCGGTCGCCAATGCCCCGCCAACCGGCGCCAATGGGCCGAGGAAATCAAAGAAACCGGGCTCTTTCTGAATTTTCCTCGCAACGTCCCTTTGCCTCCAGTCGACGGCGTTGGCAAGGTCAAAACCGTAATTTCCGGTGCGCTTGTTGTTCTTCCAGTAGGCGTCGACCTCTGATTTGACGTTCGACGGCTGGTTGTTGTACCAGCCAATCACGTCGTCGTAGTAGCCGGATTTTGCCGGGTCAATGCCGATAGACCACAGGCCGCCGCCCCACTGCGTGAAATCGTAGCGATTCGGTCCACCGCCACCCGCGCCGAATTTGGCGCCTCCGTATCCGCTGGTTCCTTGTGCCGGTGCCGTGTAAGCCATCAGCGTGCCACCTGTATCAGTCCGTAAAGGGAAAACGTCAGCGCGTCCACGGTGCCAGCCTGAACGCCGATTTCACCACCCACGCGCATGCCAAGGCCAGACCCGGGAGAATTGGCCTCAATGGTTTCGGTTGTGTTGGCCGCAATGGCCTTGTTGAGCACCAGCGCCGTGGCGGTCGAGAACGTCCCGCCGTCGTCGTCGTGGTAGAGGCTGTAAGTCGTCGCGGAGGCGCGGGCGTTGCAGACCACCACCCGCGTGACTTCTGTTCGGTAGGCGGCAATGTAGGCGGTCTGGGAGGACACGGTACCCGGGGACACCTGTGCCAATTGAACGTTGAAATTCATCGGTAGCCCGTCCTCCGCATTTCAACCTCGAGGCCCGCGGCAGAGTCGAACCCGCCGGCAATCGTCGTGCGAATCCGGTGGTATCGGTCGTCCGCGTGAAACTCAAAAACACCCACGGCGTTTTCGGATTCCGCGGACTCGTAGGTCGGCAAGTCCCGCAGGCTTTCCCGGTGGCCGTGTTCGGCTGTTACCGTGGCCGACTGCCCGACAATAATCGGCCGGGCCTCGCGCATGTAGGCCATGCCGGCGTCGATTTCGGTGGTTTCGATTACTGCGTCCAGTGCAGCGCCTGTGAACGTCGACGCTGTGTGAGTCGTCGAGAAACCGGCGAATGACAGCCGGCCGCCTTGAAAAAGAGGTGAGTCAAGGCTTGCAGGCAAAGCGTCGAGAGAAGCAGAAATACTATCCAGACCATCCAGAGTGTATCTAGCACTGAGATACGCATAGAGCGCATTGACCTCGACCTCGCCGTAGGAAAAGCGGCCCGTGGGCCAGTGGTAGATGATGAGCCGGTTGGGCTGCCCTGCGGTGTTCGCGTTGCCGGGGTACGACCAGACCACAATGGAATTGCGATAGTCCACCGCGCTTGAGATTCGATAGGCATACGCGCCGTCGAGGTCGGTCAGAAACCAGCGGTTGATTTTGCCGTCGCCGATGTTCTTGACCGATTCCCCATTGCAGACATAGAACCCGTCGTCCGCGATGTAGTAGACCAAGCCTCCGGCGTCCGCGACGGCCCCGGCGGAAATCGCACCGATGCGCCGTTCAATCGGGGAAAAGCGAAAGACGGTAGGCGGCCCCTCGTAGTCCATGCGGACAATGCCGCGCTCGCAGAAAATCAGACCGTAGGCGCCGCCGACGACTTTGACGATGTTGCCGAAATTGTCGTTAAGCTGCTGCTCGTCGGACTGCGTAATCGGATTTGTCGCCCACGTCGTCTCGTCGCCAAACCCGGACCAGCGGACGCTGGTTTTCTTGGCGGCGCCATCGTTGATGTTCCCGAGAACGACAAAGTCGCGGACCACGGCAATAGTGGCGGCTTTCGGCGGGCTGCCTCCGAGGGCGGCAAAGTTCGTCCCACCAAGGACCATGATTTGCGGCGCGTCCTCCGGGTTGACCGCGATGACGTTCTCGCCCCACTTGGCGAATTCCCAGCGGGAGGCTGAGCCAAGGGTATAGGCGCCACCAGACGAGCGGGTGGCGTCCGCCCACGTTGCGGCGCTCAAGGTGTAAAGCTTGGTCGCATCCCCCGCGTAGTTGTAGGTGTTGCCGTCCGAGCCTTTGACGGCAATCGCGCCCCGGCAGTAGGCCGAAAGGGCATTGGATACGCTGGAAAGGCCGAGCAACTGCCGATAACCGTCAACCGCAGGAATGACATTTTTCGCAATCAGGCTGCCCGGGTTGCTGACCGTTCCAAGGTCAGGCAGCCATTCACCGAATGGCACCCTCATTTCCGCATGGCTCCAGACCACACCGTCGACGCGGGCCAGTCAATCGTGGCGTCTATCCGCATGTTCACACTTCCACCACCCACCGCAATTGCCTGCGTCCTTCCCTTGCCTTGATACGCCCCGCCGCCAAACCACTCGCAACTGACGCAGTTCCAGAACACGGCCGCCCATGACACCCCGTTGAATACGGACACGTCGTGTAGCGTTACCGTGCGGATACCCACGGGGGCTGTTTTCTGCATCGAGCCGTCAACGTGGAGAGGGACGCTCCAGGTCGAGCCGTAACCGCTCGTAATCCACAGATGCTTGAGGACGTGATTCCCTGACGCCCCATTCGCGGCAGACAGGGAAAGCCCGATTCCGCCGGCCACGTTTTCGCCGGCCCATATCGTGAAATCCTCCAGCGTTGAGCCGTTATCCAGTACGCGGATAAACGTCCCGCTGAACTGGCTTTCCAGAATGGTTGAGGACTTCCCCTGTCCTTTGACTGAAACGCCCTTTTCAATTGGCGCGGGGGCAGACTTGAAAATGCATCGACCCGCAGGCAGTTCGACTTGCTTGTATCGTCCGGACCTGGCTTCGGCGATAGCCTCATTCCACGCCTGCGTATCGTCCGTCTTGCCGTCGCACAGGAGGGCCGCCAGCACCAGCGCCGACAACATCAGGCGTATTCCGTCACGCGGAGTCGAACGGCAGCAAGTCCGCCAAACAGTCGCGTGGTGGTAGATCCGTTGACGTAGAAATTACCCGCGCCCGCAGACGGCCCCGCCCTCAGTTTGAACGTCGTCGCGGAGGTCGTTCCGGCCGCCATTTCATGTCGCAACTTGATGTTGGCAAATTCCTGCGCTGCTGGCCTAGAGGCGCTGACCGCAATGGCGTTTGCGGTGGAGTCTTGAAACAGCGCGGCGCACACCACTCCAGCAGCCCCAACAGCCCCAAACATTTCGGCTTCGATAACAAGGCGGCTCGCGGCACTGGTCGGCGTAATGGCAGCGGTGCAAAGTTCGACGCCCTCGGTGTTCTGCGGCACGGTGTCGTCCGCCGGAATCTGCACGGAGATGTTCGTATAAGTCGTGTATGGCGTCGCCTCTACGGCCTGAATGACGCGGTTGCTTGCCTCTTTCCAGACCGCCGCCCCGGCAGACGCGTCGACGCAGATATAGGCCCGGTCGTTCGTCACATCGACGGCAATGGAGCCCGGCTGATACCCGTCGGCGGAATCGTCTCCGACTACCGGCGCAGCGGTCAGGGTGTTGACGTTCCGGTAGTGCTCGGCCGCTGTCGGAGACAACATCTGGAAAACGTCCTCGGTCGCGCGGTACGCCACGACCACCAACTGCCCGGATTCAATGTCATTCGCAGATAAGGCAACGTCGTGGTGTTTCTTGACCGCCTTGGCCCCGACGGAATCGACGTTCAGCGTCACGGCGCCTGTATTGGCAGACGCGGCAATGAACGAAAACACCTGCCCTGCGGCGTAAGCGGAAATGGTCTGCGCGGCGGCGACCGTGATGGCATTGGCCGTGCCGCCGGCAGTTACCGTGCAGGAGATGTCGTCCCGCCAACGCTTGATGGACGCCATGAGTTCCCGCGCACTATCGTTGACGCCGGACGGCGCCATTGCTTCCGGGAATCCGTCAGGGCTCGCGCTGTTGTTCGACGCGGCGGTAGTGGACCAGCTTGAAACTTCACTCACGGCGTCGAACCCTCATACTGAATTGAAATAGGCCCCTGGCTTGTCCGGCCTCTTGAATAGGCCATTGAGGCCAGAGAAACGGCGTCCTTGTACTGTTGCGCCCAGGTCGTCGCCATCTCCAAATCCTGCTTGTACCGGGACGCCCAGTACATGCAGCCGGCCAGATACACGTCCGGGTAATTCGTCAGCACCCAGTTTGTCGTGTTGGAATCACTTAATGCCGTCGGCTGCGGCCAGTAGCTGATTGAATAGGCGTAGGCCGAATCAGGGGTTCGGTCGAAATAGATGGCGTCCTCAATCGTGAAATAGCGCGGCTGCCCAGACCCGTTGAGGGTGATTTGCGCCAGCCTTTCAGACGGAACGTATTCCAGTGTCAGGTTGTCGCCGGTCAGGGTCAGGCGGTCCATTTCAAGGAAATCAGACGGCAGGCTCAGGCTGTTTGTCCCGCTGGTGAGACTTCCGGTTGTCCGGGTCTTGTTAGCTCTGAGTCCGCCGATTCGTTGCTGCGTGGGATGCGACCATGGGCGTCGGAACATCGCTTCACACAGGTCTATGAACTCGTCCGCCTTGTCCGAAAGGCTGGACCGCGCGGACCAGTCCACGATGGCGGCCTTGAGTTCGGTGTAGGTCGTTATGGCCACAGCATGTCCTCGATTTGCTTGAGCCGGTGGTCAATCGTGTGGTGGCTCAGTACGTGAGCCAGCGCCCGGTTCGTGACGGTGCGCCATTCGTACGGGTCCATCGCGCGGTCGATGGCGTCCATGACGTTTGAGAAATCGTCCTTGACCGCGATGTAGTGCTCCGGCGTAAGGCAACCGGAATACTCGCCCTCGACCATGACCAAGGCCGTCTTGGACCCGATGGCCTCGAACTGCCGGGAGGAAATCGCCTTGTGTCCAATCGCCCCGGCCTCCGTAGCGACCGTGGCCCGGCACGATTTCAGGAAATCCCGGTAATCGGTCGGGTTCAGGAACACCTCCCACTTCACGTCGAATCCGTCCATAAACAGTTCGACAAAGCGGTTGCGCGTATCGCCGCAGGAGTCTGGATAGCGATAACCTCGAAAGCCAATCGCCCGCGTGCGCTTGTCGAACTCGGGGCCCGGTTTCCACAGCCGCGGGTTCAGGCCGTGCGGGATGTGCACCGAATGCTCAAACGGGCAATTGGGCGCCAGTGCCCCGACCAGGTCGGCGCCCACTTTCGCGTACAGTTCGCGCTTTTCCTCGAGCCGCTTGTAGTCATTCCCGGAAAGGATGACCAGTTTGCCTCTCCTGTCCGCCAGCCATGTCGGGATGTAGACCTCTTGGGCTGTCAGGCTGTGCAACCAGAAAATGAGGTCCGCATCCTTGTCCAGCCCTGCGGCGAGGTCGACGTATTGCGCGTCGTCGTAATAGTTGAGGATTGCGTCGAGCCAATCCTGGTCGTACGTCAGGTGGCGCATCACACCGTAGACGGCAACCCTCATTCGAAATACTTCGGCAGCACTTTCTTGGCGTGTACGCTCTTGCCCATCAGGGAAAGCCACGAACAGCCCTGCGTCATGCTGTTATATTCCAGCCACCATTCGTCCGAGTATTCGCAGCCCTTGGTTTCCTCAAAGTGCGGAATGCCCATCGTGTAGTGGACGAGCTTGGCCGGTTTCGGCTCGTCGTACCCCACGCAATGGTTCCATTCCGCTGGCAAGTCACCAATCGACTCGGCCCATTCCATTTTCGACGGGTGGTTCGATTCGTCGTCTATCCATTCCGGCGTCAGGGTCGTGCAACGGGCGTTGTCGAACACCATCATGCTCGGCCATTCGAACTTTTCCGGCGACTTGACCACGTACACGTCGTGGTTCCCGTCCACGAACCCCTGTAGTTCGTTGACATCGCCCAGCACCAGCATGTCGGCATCCATGAACACCGAAATGCCCCGGAACCCGCACAGGTAGGGCGGCAGGTATCGACTAAACGTGAAGTCCGTCAATCCACGCCGCTTGATGGGCAACTGCGGCAGGATTAACGGGATAACTTGTACCGGCTTCGTCGCCCTCCGGTGTATCGACCACTGGAGGACGTTGTAGGCCACTGGTTGCCGTGGGTCCACGCCCACGAAAATTCGTATCGACATGGTTTTTAAGTTTCCTCGCCACCTCGAGGACCGCGCCCTTCGTCCCTAGCTCAGTCCGTCGTATGAATTCCACACTCCCCCACCACGGCGATTCCTTGTCCGTGGTGCCTTCGTGAAAGTGCGGCTTGTCGTGGACCATCACGAACGCCTTGACACCCAATGCACCCGCAAGGTGATAAGCGGTCGTCGGGACACAGACCACGGCATCCAAGCAGGACACCAAGGCGGCCGTGTCGTCGTAGTCCTTTGTCCTCGTCCCCCACGGCCAATCGTGGACGCCGGGGATTAGTTCGCCTTCCCTGTATTCCAGCGAGACGAAATCGAATGGCAGGTCGAGAATCGGCCTGATTTGATCAGGCGTAAGGTTCCTGCCGTTGAACGCTACAGCGGAGGGCCTGCCCCCAGTCCATGCAATGCCGACCTTTGGCCGGTCTGAAACGGAATCCAGCAGCGCCTGCCACATCAGCCGCTTTTCTGGGTGCGGCTTCAGGTACGGCGTGCGGGGAAATGATTCCGCCGTGCGCCGCCTGAACTTCATCATGGCGGACATGGCGCAGACGTAATCCGCCTGGGGATTCCAGTCCACCTCCTTGGCAAACTGGTCGCCATACACACGGCCCGGCAAGGCCCGCTGCAAAAGCGCCTGTAGTTTCGGGTCGCAGACGACCTCCGACACGCGGGTGTCTACCAGCGCCGAGGAATAGGCAATCTGGTCGCCCAGCCCCTGCTCGGCGTAGACCAGCACCCGCCCCGGCGTTTTGCCGTCCCACTCGGGCAACGGTTTTTCGTCTCCCGGGTGGCGGTAGTACACCTGTCGGTCGCGCCACTGCTGATGGCCTAGGCCATAGTAGTAGTCGTCCCAGCCCTCGCCCCATTTGCGCTGGTGCAGGTAGGCAAATGCACGCGCGCACCTGGCCTGGTGGTGGTCCGAGACGGCCAGCGCCTCGTTGGCCAGCCGCTCGGCTTCCGCGAACTTGTATTGCATGACCGCGGCGTGCGCCATGAGTCGCAAGGTCGGTGCGTACTTGGGGTCGCGTTTCAGGCTTTGCTTAAAGTAGCTTTCCGCCTCTTTCGCCCGACCCAGGTGCGTTTCAATCGCGCCGCACACCATGAGATTGTGCGCCGTGGGGTTGAGTTGCGCCGCCCGCCTTGCTGCCAGTCGGCCTATCGCCTCATGGCCCTTGTCGATCAGCGTCTCGGCAAGGATTGCCAGTGCGCCCGGCTCGTCCGGGTCTTGGTTGAGAATTTGCTGGGCGACTTGTCCAGCAAACTCGGTATCGCCACGCTTCAGCGCATCCTGCGCCACCAACAGGTCTAGACTCGACCCGTTCCGGTTCTCAGGTATCGCCATTCTGGTGAATTCAGTAGTTTTTTGACTTTCGGCCAGTCATCGGGCGCGTACAGGTTCACGCCCAACTTTCGCCATGCGGCGATGACCGTGTTGGGAATCGAGGCGACGTGCCACCAGCCTTCCTTGATGCCTTTCTTGGAAAAGCTGTTGAGGCCCTTGGCCCCGCCCACGTCCCAGTTCTGGATGGCCTTGTTGGCCTCCAGAATTGGTTCCACGTCCTGTATCTCTTCGATGACGAAATCGCCGGTCGTGTCGTCCACGACGTGGAACCACGTTTGCGTGCGTGTTTCCGCGTCGTAGTCGATAAGGCGTTTCATTTGGGCCGCGCCGGCGTGTTGAACGTGCGGCCCTTTTCGCAGGGCTGCTTGCCGGCCTTGTGGGTCGGCTTGACGGCCTTGCCCGGCTTCATGCGGTGGTCCTTGATTTTCTTCACTCCGTCCTCCAGAAATGAAAAAGGCCGCATAAGCGGCCCAAAAGGGACGGGCCCCGAAGGGCCCGTCAAGGTGGCGATGGGGTGAGCGACTAACTCGTTGTCGTCGTATACACTTTCCCGCTCGCATCTGGCTGGAGCGCCTTGAGGGTGTATTCCGCAACGAGCATGCGCTGGTCGCTGTCACCCGTCTTGGCCAGTTCCACGGTCTGGATGGGCCGCAGGTACGCAACCTCCCAGTACTCGAGGTCGAGGCAGTAGACGTTCGCCGCCGGGCTGAAGCGCGAGGCGACAATCTGGTGCTGCCCGAAGTCCGAGACGTAGACATCGGCCGCGGCGATGATGGTCGCCGGTCCCACCTGCTGATTGTCGCGGTACTGCGTGGCGATGCCGCCGAAAGCGCTCGCCAACTGCTTGTTGAACGACCCGCACAGGATGAGGCTCGGGTCGCCGCCCGAATCCCAGCACTGCTTGATGACGCTCTTAAGCATGGTTTCCGTGAACGTCGCCGCCGTGCCCGCCGTCGGGTCGGTGGTCGGCGCGCCGGAGGTCACGGTCGGCGTGGTGGCCGAGGCGCCGTTTTCGACGTTGTTGGTCCACAGCCAGGAGCCGATGCCGGCCAGTTCGCGCGCGGTGGCGGAACCACCGGCCGACGCGGCCTCGACCTTGCAGAGGGCCGATTCGATATCGCGCTTGAGTTCCCGGCCGCGCTTGGCGATCTGGTAGCTCAGTTCGTCACGACGACCGGCGGTGTTCAGCGCACGCAGGGTGCCGGAGACGCGGGGCGTCTTGGTCGAAATCTGCGTGTAGTTGCCGAAGCGAGTCGTCGGGGCGGCGGTATCGGTGGCCGCGTCGTCGCCTTCGATTTTGGCATTCGTGCCCGAGGCCGAGGCCAGCGAGTCGGTCTGCCATTCGGTGAACACCGCATTCGTGCGACCACGCTTGGCGTTGGTCATGAACGGGGTATCAGTGGGCGAAATCTCGTAGATGACGTCCGCGAGGTCTTCGCGGGCGCCAACCGCGCTGTGGCGGGTAAAGGTACCAGTGGGTACGGTCATGTCTTATCTCCCAAGACGGTTGGATATCAAGGCCGCAGCGTCCTCTAGCTTGCCGGACTTTTTCAGCCGTGCACGCATGGACTGCTCGCTGACCTGTGCCTGCTGCGACGTGGACTGTCGGGGGCCTGAGGTCAGCACCTTTTTACCCAGTCGAACCACGCGCTTTTTGGCTACCTCGCTCTTGCCTTGCAGTTCGCGCCACGCCATCGCATCCCGCGCTAACAGGATGTCCGAGGCATTCAGCCCGCCCACTCGGCTACCGTCCGGCAGTCTCCTGCCGTATATCTGGTCCTCGCTGTAGCCCTCTGCCAACAGGAAAGCACTGAGCTTCCTGTCGATTTCAGCCCGCTTTGCGGAATCTCTCCACTCGGGCCATTTTTCCTCAAGAATCTTGCTTTCACGCTGAACGCGTTCGCTTTCCTTTGCCACCAGTTCGGCATAGAACTGGCGCTCGCGGGCGGAATACTCGGCCGCAGCCTGATTCCGCATCTGAATCAATTCATTCCGGCGCGCCTCGAAATGCTGTCTTGCCAGCGCCGCACGGCCGGGGTCCTGCGCCTCGAGGGTGCGCCAGTCGACCTGTGCAAAGTCGGCAAGGTATTTCTGTTCAATCGAATCCAACAGCAGGGAGCGCTCATGCTCTGCGCGCTGCATGGCCTCCATCTGGGCCTGCTGCTGCTGCTGTACCTGCTGGCGGATTTCCGCGATTTCGGCCTCCGCCTTTTTGACCTTTTCCGCTTTCTGGGCCACGTCTTTCAGTTCGCCCAGCGACATATCGACACGGTTGCCGTTGGCGTCCGTCGCGCCGAACTTGATGGCGTACAGGTCGCTGATATCGACGCCCAAGTGCTCGGCCAACTGGTCAAGGCTTTCGATTTCGGCCTCTTCCTCGGCTTCGACCGGCTCTGGGGTTTCCTCCGGGGGCGGGGCCGCCTCGACTTCCTCGACCTCCTGCTCCTCGACCTCCATGGCCCGCTGTACGGGCGGGGCCTGCGGGGCCTCGGGTTCCGGGTCGCTCAGTCCCAGTGCTGCGCTGATGCGGTCCTCGATACTGCCGGCGTTCTCAGCCATTCGCCACGTCCTCTAGTTGTTCGGCCGCCATGCGGCCCGTGACCATCACGGACTCGATATGACGGCGCGCTTTCTCGGCAATTCTCAAACTCAGCCACAGGGCCTCTCGCGCCTCGGTGCCGATTTCCGGGCTGTTGCGCCATTTCGCCACGACCGCCTTTTCGTACTCGGCCCATGCCTCATGCCACAGCGGGTGGTCGATAATCTGCTTGGCCTGTTCTCCGCGTTCCCGCTCGAGTTCAAGCCTCATCGTCGGATTCCTCCGCAATGTCCATAATCAGTCCATTCGCGTCACGCGAAACCTTGTACTTGCGCGGCTTGCCGGGCTTCCGCATTTCCGCCAGTTCACTGCGCATTTCGGCCAGCATTTCGGCAAGGGCATCAATTCTGGCGTCCGGCTCTTGAGCAGTAACGGCCGGGGCAGCTGCCTGCATTTCCAGCTTGGCCATTTCGATAGACGCCTTGAGCTCGTCGGAGTAATACCGCTGCTCCCGGTCTCTTTCCGCCTTGATGTGCGCCAACTCCTGCGTGAGCCGGGCAACGCTGGCCTCGTATTCGCGCTTTTGAGCCTCCGCAGACATGGACAGCACCTTGCCGGTCGTGTCCGTGTCGGACTTGATTTGATTCAGCCGGGCTTGGACAGACTGCAGTTCGACGTTGGCGGCGATTTCCCGTGCGCGTAGCGCCATTTCCGCCGTCTTGAGGCGCTCCTCGGCGGCAATCTTGTACTCGTTGACCTGTGCGCTCTTGAGCTTGGCCTGCGCGTCGATAACCAGCGCCTGACTCTGTGCCTCCATGAGTTTGTCCTGCGCTGTAGGCTGCGGGGGCGGCGGCGGTGGCAGTTTCCTCGGGTCCTGCCAGTACAGGTCAGGCTCAAGCCCCCACGCGGCGGTGTAGTCTTTCATTGTCTGGTACATCTGGTGCGGGAGTATCAGCGTGCCCATCGCCCCGCCCTGCGCCAGTTCGCCCTGCTTGGCCGCAATGGCTTCCAAGGCCATCAGCTTGCGTTCACGGGTCGCCTGCCCCACGCCGACCATCACCGTGCTGTTTTCGCGCGTGCGCCAGTCGCCGGGGTTCACCGGCACCCACTGATTCCTGAGTTTCACGGTCATCGGCACGGACTGGTGCTTGGACAGCAGTTCGTGGATGTCCTGAAACAGCGGCTTGAACCCGACCTCCGCAATCACGCGGGCAATCAGTTCAATCTTCATGCGCGCCGCGTCGTAGGCCAAAGCGGCGACGCCCGTGTTCACGTTCGCAAGGCTTGCCTTGTCCAAGCCTGCAACCTCGTCGCCTACGCCCGTGCGCTGCTTGCGCTGCTCATCCAGGTATTCCAGCAGCCCGAATGCCTCGGTTGGCAATGGGGTGTTGGGAATCGCCATGATGTACTGACTCGCAGCACCGTCACCCTTGTAGCGGATGACGCCACCGGGCCGAGAGGTCAGCACGTCGTCAAGGTTGACCTGCTCGTCATTAATCGCCGTTCTGGAGTTGTTCGCCAGATAAGCGTTGTCGAGGATATTCCTAAGCAGCGTGGACTTGATGCGCTGCAAGTCCATGGTCAGGTCAGCAATGGAAAGCCCATAGAACTTGTGCGTCAGCAGAATCGGGCTGACTGTCACGAACGGAATGCGGTCGACCTGCTCCTTGTCCAGAAATGTCGTGCTCGAGGCATAACTGGAGCCGGATGCCAGTGTGACTTTCCACAGTTCCGCAATGCCGTCGTCGTCCACGTCGAGGCGGACGTAGCATTCCGTCACCCAGTACGAACGGCGGGACGCATGGGGGCTGGCCCCGTAGCTCGTTTCCTCGTCCGTCAGGTTCCGGCGGGCCTCGTGTTCCTCGGTCCCCACGTCGTCGTCCTCGCTGGGGATGGAGTCAATCAGCTCGCGGGAATAGCCGGCCTCGACCAATTCGGAATAGGTTTTAAGGCCGCGCTGCCAGACAAAGCCGCAGTCTTTGGCATACGGAGAGCGGGCGTGACGCTCCACCCCGAAATCCTCCGGAGGGACAGGTTCGATGCGAATCCGGCCCGTCCGGCGCTTGGTCTTGAATGAGGCATTGATGCCCGCCTCGGTCAGTTCGGCCTCGATGGGTTCCCGTTCGTATATCGGGTCGTCCAGCAGCTGGGCAAGCTGGATGTCCGACAAGTTCTCGTAGTCCTCGCGCTGCTCGTCGCGGTTGTCGTCCCACCAGACTTTCAGAATGCCCGTCTTGGACAGCAGGGCGTCCTTGATAAGCGTATAGGTGTTGTAGAAGCCCCGGTTTTGCTTCCAGTAGACGTAATTCACCACGTCCGATTCCTGCTCGGCCTGCGGCTCGTCCTCGGGGCCGACAGGCTCAAAGGAAATCAGGTTATCGGCCTCGCAGAAAATGCGAACGAGGGACGGCGTAATCCACTCGACCGTTTCCATGACCTCGCGGGTGACGATGGACGACCGGCCGTCGCGCTCGTCGCCGTAGGGTTCACCGAGGTAATAGTCCAGAGCCTCCGCGCGGTCGGACGCCAGTTCGCCGCCGGACACGCCCGACGCGGCCATGATTTCCTGCTCGCAGATGCTCTGGATTTGGGAATCAGTGAGTTTCATGCTTTTTCGGCCGTCCCGGTTTGCGTGTAGCCAACTGTTCAATCAATGCGGTGTACGCGGCTTCCAACGCGGCCACGCGGCGGCGCAGTTCGTTTGCCGTTTCGACCGCTTGCTTTAACTGCTGCGCCTGCGTGATGTTCACACGATGCCTCGGTTGTCGTATTCGATTTTCGTCCACGCCTTGCCGGACGACGGTTTATGCAGCGCGCCATATCGAAACGCGTCCGAGGCGTGGCTCGCCCAGTCGTGGACTGGTTTAGTCCGGTAAGCCCGGCGCACCTCGTCGTACTCGGCGCGATACTGCCTCAAGGCGTCCAGCCCCCTGCGGCAACGCGGCTCGTCAAACCAGCAATTCGGCAACAGCCTGCGGACGGCCTCGATTCCGTCCTCGACTTTCTGGGGACTCTGCACAGTAGCGTTGATGCCCAGCCCTTTAAGGGTGTCCAGTCGCGTCCGGCCTGTGTCCAGGCTGCGCTGCTTGGCGTCATGCGGCACTACATGGTCGCCATACAGCCAGCCGCGCTCCCTAGCTTTCTGCTCAAGGACGCTCGCGTAGTGACTCAGGCCCTCGCCGGACGCCTCGTAGAAGTCCAGCACGCGGATTTCGGGGCCGACCCGCTGGGCGAACCAGATGGCCGTGCTGTCGCCTATCCCTAAGTCCCACCACGTTTCGACCTTGTGGCCTTTCTCGGGATTCAGCTGCGGCAGCATGCGGCTGTGCGCCTCGTCCAAGAGTTTCCCGTAGTAGGAACCCATCACGGCAGCGGACCACGAACACTCGAACTCCTGCTCGTACTGCTCGGCAGACATCTGCCGACGGGCGGCGGACAATTCCTCGTCCGTCACGTATCCGGTTTCACTGGCCCGATGAATGCGGACGTACCAGTCCGATTCGCCTTTGTACTGCTCGTACAGGTTGAAAAAAGCGTCGTAGCCTTGGGGCGTGCCGATGAACGTAGCCCCACCCTGCCTGTCCGCCAATGCGGGGCGGATGACCTCGCCCCACAGGCGCTCGGACATTTGCGCGTACTCGTCCAGTACGCACTCGTCCAAGTAGATACCGCGCAGGCTGTCCGGGTTGTCCGCTCCGTACAGGCTCAAGCGCGCGCCGTTCGGAAAGTCGGCCCGCAGTTCGGCCTGGTTGTATTTCATGCCCGGGATCGGCCGGGTAAACGTCTGCACGTAGTCCCAGGCCACGGCCTTGGCCTGCCGGTACAGTGGGGCGATATAAGCCACCCGCGGGTTCGGCAGTCGGCACTTGAGCGCCTTGCGGACGATATCGTTGACCGCCATGACCGTTTTTCCGAAACGGCGGTGGCAGACCAGCAGCGCGAAACGGTGCTGCCGGTCGTGGAACTGTGCTTGTAAGGGCCTCGGGCTGTACGGAATCTCGATTACTTCTCGCCGGCCCACTTGACCACCAGTTCGACCGGCCCGCCGTCCTCGCCACCGATTTCGACGGACTTGCGCTTGGCGTAGGTGTATTCCATGAGCTTCAGCGCAATGTCCATGCGTTCCTTGTCGCTCAGTTCGCCGCACTGCAAGCCCTTGAACGCCACTTCTGCGGGGTCGATGCCGTAGTGCTTGGAAAGCTCTGTCAGTCGTTCAATGCTGAACTTCTGCCCCGGCTTTCCGTTGCCCTTGGTCCGCATGTGTTTCGGAGGCTTGCTGCCGTTCCTCACGTTGGTCAGCACTTCATGTGCAATGTTCATGGTCTAGTCTCGCCACTGGTGCGGCTGGTTGCCGCTGTTCTATTGGTCGCCGCTGCTCTGCTTGTTGCCCCCGGCCGATACGACCCGCCCTGACAGGCGAATGCCCCGATGTCCACCGGCTGCACGAAGAAGCGGCCGGTATAGTCCTGAATCTGCCCGACGTAGGTGCCGGCGTCCTTTAGGGGACTGGTGGCGCAGTTGGGGCGGAACCCCTCCGCCGCCGTCGGGGAGGTGCCGCCGAGGAGGGCGGGGTCGGCGTTGACGCTGCCGGTCTGCGTATAGGTTCCAGCCCCCGTCAGCAGAGAATTGGCATGCGCGTTATTGTTCCCTGTGACGGTCAGGCCAGACCCAACGTTAACGTCGCCGGTGTCGCCATCCCATACGTTGTTTGCGGTGATGGTCCCGGTTGCCCCCGCGCTTACCCGCAAGCCGTGGACAGTGAATCCGGCGCATGTGTTGTTGTACAGGACGTTATCAGCGCCGCCGGCCGAGTTTCGCTGCGCCACTTCAACGCAAGCATCGCCAGAACCACCAAAAATGTTCGCGACGGAAAGTGTACTGCTCGCGCCAGTGATGACCATGCCGTAATCACTGCTGTTTACGCCAAGTCCCATACACGAATTGCGGTATGCCTTAGTGCCCGACGAGGCTTCGTAGCCCATCTTGAGGCAAGATGAGTTGTCCTTATCGTTGTCCAGCGGTCCCCAGAATCGGTTGTCGGAAACCGTCATATCGTCCTGCGTGAACGCGTCGAAACCGTCGTCACGGTAGCCCGTGCAGTCGTTATCACTGATGAGTCCGCCCGCAAAGGAATACGAGGCGTTGCCGGACAGGGCGAAGCAATCCGAATTTTCCTCAAGTCCTACATCCATATTCCGCACGTCATTACGCAGGACTTGCGAGGCATGGCCTGCCGTGGGGGCGAACAGATAGACCCCGTAAGTGCAGTGTTCGATTTCGTTGTCGGTGATCGTCGCCAGCGCGCGGGCGATGCTGCAGATTACGTTCACCGCTGAAACACTGGCTGGGTCGCCTTGGTAGGAAATGCGCCCGTTGACGAACTCTACCCCGGTGCCGCTGGCGAATACCCCGTAGGTCGTGCTACCCGCTCCAACCTGTACGCGAACGTCAAGGCCGTCGAACTTGTTGTAGTTCGCGTCAGCCAGAATCACACGGTCGGTATTGCCAGAGGCGTAGCCGTTCAGAATTGCGCCGTATTGGGTTTCCGCTTGCCAAGTGATGAGATTGCCGGCCGTCCCTGCCGTCGCGGTGTTGATGCCGACCGAGTATTCGCCATCCATCAAAACGACGACATCCCCGGCCGCCGCATTTGTCTGGGCGGTTGCGATTGCACAAGGCGTCGCCGTCGTCCCGCAATCCGCCCATGCCGCCGTGCCCGTCGGACTAACGTATTTGGTCGCCGCCCCCGCCTCGAACGACAACAGCAGGAGGGCGAGGAGGAGGCGCATTAACGGTAGGAGACGTTGCACGCCACGTCGGCGGTGGTCGTGAAATCCAGGTAAATCCCGGTGCTGAATGCTTGGTCAAGCGTCAGGGTGAACGGCTGCAAGTAGGCCGCCGCAAAGCCAATCTGCTTGACGATAGTCCCGGTGCCGGCCGACGTGGCATCGCGCAGGGCGACATCCCCGGCCGTGGCTGCCGCGTCAGTGCCCGCGCAGGAAATGGTGTGCACGAACCCCGCCGAGGCTTTGCAGCTGGCATCGGCCGTCTTGTCTACGCAACCGGTGTAGTAGTGCTCGACGCGGCACAGGTTGTTCGTGTCGTCCTCGCATTCGCCCAGTGCAGTGACAATCTGGCCCTCACTGGTGGTCTGCACGGCGGGGGTTGCGCCGGTCGTATCACGGCCGTGTATCAGGTCAGCCGATACACTAAGCGGCGAGCAGGCCAATAAAACGGCCCAGAATTTCCTCATCATCGTTGCGAATCCTCTCGTATGGGTCGGCCATGTCGGCGCGACGGGCGATGCGGAAGGCTTTGCGCCGCACTTCCGCTGCGGTCTGAGGGTCGCCCAGCGCTTCAAGTAACTGCGCCTCCTGGGCTTTCTCCTGGGCCAGGCGGGCAAGCAAAGCGCGCTCCTCGGCCTCGTCGACAAGGTAGACGTAGCCGTCCACCATGACGCGTCTTTTCCGGCGCTTTCTGCCGTGCCCAACGCCACCCGCAAGGGCCGGGGGTGCACTGGCATCCGCCCCCGGCCCCACCATGACCGCTTGCGGCGTCAGGGTGTACGTAACAGTCCCGACAAACTCGATAGCCTGCTGTGCCGTGTACTGCATCGTCGCAGCCACGGACAGCGTGTGCGATACCGAACCCGTGAGCGTGTAAGCTCGGTTAATCGCAAACGTCGCTGCCGGCGTCAGCGTGTAAGTAACGTCACCCGTAATCGCCGCAGTACCGGCTGCGGTGTACGCCATCGACGCACTGGGCGTCAGTGTGTGTGTGACGGCCCCGGTGAGCGTGTAGGCGCGGTTAATCGCCAGCGTTGCGCTAGGCGTGAGCGTGAAAGAGACGGCACCAGCAATCGAGTACTGGCGGTTGATCGAGAAAGTCGCAGCCGGCGTCAGGGTGTGGGTGACTGCGCCGGTTAGGGTGTAGTTACTTCCAGCCGCCACATCCCCGAACACGGCGACCGCGCCGTAGGCTTGGTCGCCCGTGTCGCTGAACGAGTAGACCGGGCTGTAAGTGCCGGTGCTGCTGACGGTGCGGTAATAGATGTAATTCTGGCCGTCCGCGCTGGCTGACGCGCCCTCGGTGTACGCAGAGCCATCCGAAACAGACCGACTAGAGTCAATTGTGAATCGCGAGTCACTCGTGAAAAACGCCAACACAATAGCACTGGCGGTTAAGTTCGTGACGGACCCCGCACCGAAGCTGCTGACGCCCGCTGATGTCGAAGGCTGGTTGATTAGGTAATTCTCGTCTTCATCGGAATCTTCCAGAGTTGGCGTGCCAGTCCATCCTGTAACCGCGATGACTGCGTAGTCGTAGGCCGACGAGGCCGACTGCGTGAACGTGACCTGCGTTTCTGACCCGTTGGCGACCTTGTACCACCACGCAGAATCATGCTCGGTCGACCCTTGGTCGCTGAGCATCGTCCATGATCCAGAACCACTGTCGTCTGAAATGCCAGTTATCGATTGACCTGCCGAATTCCCGCCGCGTGTGAATGACGCGACGAGCAGGTCTCCCGCAGAGCAGGAAAAGGTCGAGCTGGACGGGTTCTGAGTGTTGTCAGAACCTGTCGAAATCGAAGTGACGGTCAGAGCCATTACGGCGCGTCAATCGTCCCGATGAGGGTATCGAGCAAGCCCCGAAGCGTGGCGGTCTGGGCCGTGCTGAACGTCGGCTCGACTACGGTCCCGTTAGTCACCGTGTGCGCGCTATTGGTCGGGATGGCCGTCGAGATATGCGACACCACTGCATTCGCCGCCGTCACCATCGCGCCGTAAGCCGCCGCCACGTCATAGGCCGGAGTCGCTTCCTGCGCCTGCGCATATGCCGCGAGCGTATCGCCGCCGAACCGGGCTATGCGGTCGCTCATGACCGCGAGCGAGCCTGTCAGGCTGCTGAGATAGTCCCGCACCGTCGAGAACGACACTGGGCCAGCAGCAGTTTGCGTGCGCAGCGTCAGGGCGCGAGCGCGGATAGAACGAAACTCACCCTTGAGTTGCTTGTACACGTCGTCCAAGCCGAATTTGCTGATGAGTGGCATGGCTAGGCGTGCGTATTGTTGGGCGTGATTTTGTAGGTATCGCCCGCGTTGATGGTGTACGGCCCGGAGGGGTCCACCTCAATCGCGAGGATGCGCTGCGTGCCGCCTGCGCTCTTCGTCGCGATGAAATAACCCTGAATCGAGCCAGTCCACCCACCAGCACCACCCGTGAACGTCTGCTGCGCGTACGCCCGGGCATCGGCCGAGCCGGTCCAGCTGGCATCCGTCAACGTGATACGCGCATAGCCCGTTCCGGTCGGCTCGGTAATCGTCGCCTCGGTAATCGTCTCGCCCGGGGCCGAGTTGGTGAACAAGCCGAGTTCAAGGTCGGCGTCGCGGTCTGTAAGCGAGCGTTTCCATACGAGGTCGGCGATACACGCCTCACCCTCATCGGGGCAGAATCCAGCCATTAGTTAGCCTCCACCACGGTTCGCGGGATGTTCTTCCCCGTGCCGGGCGCGTTGTCCGCCCTGAGGATGACGGTGAAACCTTGCTTCTCCATCAGGGCTTGGAATCGCTCCGGCTCGTCATTCGGCCCAGCCTCACCGCGATAGTTGAACAACTGACCGCTTGTGTCGGTCGCCATGTAGATGTGCATGTGAACCCCTTAAACGCAAAAAGCCCGCTCAGAGGCGGGCTTCGCTGAAAACTTTTAGCACTTAGCACATAGGGTACGTCCAAAAATCATCACGTCAACGCAAAGTCGCGTCAGGTGGCTAAATTATCGTGTACACACCTAGCAGCCAGCATGCCGGCTACAAATTCCTGCCCGCCGCCCAGTCTGTCGCGATAAGCGCGGGGATTTGTTCGCGCCATTCTCGCGCCGCCTCGCACGCTCGTCTTGAACACGTAGTGCAGATATAGCACCCGCCTAACCTGTTCCCCGTCTCGCCTCAACATGGGCAGCATGGACACGATTGCGTCCGTCTCCACGATTTCGGGCCGCTCCTCCTCCGTCCGCATGCCCGTCCCCGTTGGCGCCCTCCCTCCGTGCAGCATGATGGTTTGGGCGATGGTTTGAGAATCCCAGCCCGTCATGATGGGGCTGCCGTCGCCGTCAATGTCGATTCGGAGTTGTCTGCGCTCCTCCGCGCCCCACTGGCGCAGACGATGCTTGGCCTCCTCGATGAAGTCCTCGACGTAATCTATTTGCATTGCCGATACTCCCAGTCCATGACGGTTCCCCGGCCCACGCCCAGTTGTGCGGCGGCTTTTCTCGTCGAGAGTCCTGCCGCCCGCAGTTCCCGGTATTTCTGTTTCGTCTCCTCCGAGTGTCGAAAGGCCCGCTTTTTCTCCATACACCAATCCCGGACGGTTTGCCTGCTGACGCCAAACCTGCGGGCCACCTCGATCACCGGCACGCCCTCGCGCCTCAGTCGTTTCGCCATGGCCCGCCTTTCCTCCGGGTCGTCCGGTATCCGCTGGCTTTGAAGGCTCTCAAGTAGGAACACATAACGGGCGAACGGCGTCATTCCTGCCTCATCCAGTAGCGCCACGTCCCCGAATACACGCCCGCCGCTAAACCGGCTTTGTAAGGCGTCAGCCCCTCGTCCAGAAACGAGAAAAACGCCCTGCGGCCGGGGTGTTCCTTTCGCCCCGCCATTCGCAGTCCGCGCAGCCAGTAGTCGAGCGACTGCCGGGGGATGCCGTACTTCTCCGCATACTCGGCAATCGACAGCCCTGACTCGCACAGGGCCTCTACATGCCCGCGCTTTTCCTCAAGGGTATAGACGCGCTTCACTTCCCACCCCACCCTTCCGCCGCCATTTCCTCGGCATGCTCCGCGCAGGCTTCCATGGCCGCCCTGTGGTCGTCGAAGCTCCCCAGGTGTTCCGGAAAATTCGCCGCCCTGTTCAGCCTTGCCATCCATTTGGACCCGTTGAGCGTCACGGTGTACGGCGGGCACCTGTAGGCGCCGGGTTCTGCTCGCCATTTCATGCGTCGTCCCCCATGGCTTGTCTGAAATCAGGCATTACGAAATCCGGGCACTGCGGGGCTATCGAAAATTCCAGCGTGCCAACCGCGCCGTCAGCCCTCTTTGCCTGCATGGCTTTCAGTTCGTTTCTGTAGTGCTTGGCTATCGCCGCGACTTGTTTCCTGAGCCCACGCGCCGGCTTGTTCGCCAGCTCCCTTAGTGCGTCCACGACGACTATTCCGCGCAGTCGCCACATGAGGTCGCTATGTTCGTTCGGCCGACTGCCGACGTACTGGTGGCAGCCGTAGCACAGGGCTAGTCCGTTCATTGGGTGAAAGCGTGTCGACCAGTTGCCCCGGCCCAGGTAGTGCGAGCAATGCAAACCCTGCGGCTTGTGCTCGTAGTGGGTTCCGCAGCGCTCGCAGAACCACTCGGCGCGTTCCCTGACGCAGCGACTGAATGCGGCATCCGCTGGGGTAATGAGTAAGCTCATGCGCGCGCCATCCAGACAAACAGGCCAAGCATGGCCACCATAATCCCGCCAAGGCCCCATGCCGTCGCCTCAACCGCCATCCCGCGCAAACAAAACTTGACGGACAGCGTGAATGCGAGGGCCACGCTCACGACGTAGAAAATGCAGATCAACACATCAATCACCGCGTTAACGACGGCCTTCGGATGCGGCTTGTTGCTCATACAATCCCCGCCCTTCTGTTGCTGTTCAGCGAACGCCAAACTTCCAACATTACCAGCGCACGCGCCCTCTTCGCTTTGAGTAGTTCCGCTTGAAATACAGCGTCCTCAACCGCTGCAAGAGCATCTCGGTATGCTTCGCTTGTGACAGCCTTTGCCGTTCGCTCCCCCACGGTGCCTTCCGCCTCCAGAAAGCCCACCTCCCGCGCCACTTTCGCCGCGCCCTCAGCCGCCTCACGCTTAGCCATCGCGCGCGCATACGCTTCCTCGCTTTCCGCTAGGTAGTTCAAGGCCCGCTCTACCTGTTTCTCGTCCGGCAGGCTCACCGATACCCCCGCACCTGATATTCCCGCAGGAACGACTCAACGGCGCCCCTATCATGCTTTTTCGCGGCCGCCTTGCACCACGCCTGAAAGCTGTTTTCCCCGGCCTTGAGGGAGCGGAGGAACCGCAGCCACCGACCGACACAGCCGCGACAGGCCATGTCGTAACTACCGCCGCTACGTTGGCAGTCGGGGCAGTCGGGCTTTTCGGTTTCTGGGATCAATGCCCGCCCCTCACCAACTTGAGCGCGCCCTGCACGGCTTCTCTGGCTGTCGTCGGGTCGCTTCTCTGCCCGTAATCCGGGAGCGGCTTGTGCGCGTGGCTCGCCGGCCGGTTTTCTTTGTGTTCCGCCTTGGGCGGGTAAATGGACAGCCAGCCCGCCGCAATGGCTTTGTCGAATGCTTCGTACAAATCAATGCCGGCCGCCCGCATTCTTGTGGCTCTCGTCCTCAGTTGTTTTATGGCGATCTGCGTCATGGGCTGCCCCAGTTCCTTTCGGTGTTCCGCGAAGTCCTGCACTTGCTGCTCAAGTTCCTCGTCGGTCATTCCTGCCCCCTATTCCGCTTTATTCGCTACGTTATGACGTTTCACTTACAACAACCCCCTTTTCCGGTGACGGGCATTAGGTTGGCTTTTCTCCGCCTTCCTGGCCGCCTACAGCCACAAGGGCTGCCGGTAAGTGTTCCGTATGACGTTTGTCCCTTGCGG